CATCAGCATATTCAATCATTTCATCTGTTAATGTTAAAGAAGCTGGTGCTTGTATGCTAAAAGGATTAGGAAGATTAGTAGATGGAGTAGAAGCAACTTGTCCTTTAGTAGCCCATGTATAATGACTAGCCTGATATTCAACTAAAGCTAAACTAATAGTATAATCTTCATTAAAAGACATAGATAAAACTCTAAATGCTTTACTAGAAAATCCAAGACTAGAAATAGAAATATTTACTATATCTCCTATATGTAATTCGTATGCTTTAAATCCACAATTTACATTTAAACCTAATGATTCTCTGCTTCTTCTTAATATTATTTCTGCCATTTCTTCTGCTTGATATGGAGAAGTAATAGTTTTAAAATCAAATCTTCCTTCTAATAAAAAACCACCATCAGCACTTTTCATAGTTGCATGTTTATCAGCAGTAGAATATCCACTATCATCAATAGCTGGATACTGTACTTCATCGACCTGATAGTTTCTTTCAGGATTAACAAAATTTACTAATACTCTATTATATTTAGAATTTTTTGATGGAGAAGCTAAAGCATAGCCACTAATAATATCATCTTCTGTTAAAGATACAGAAGCACTTCCTGTTGTTTCTATATTTAAAAAATACTTTCCTTGTACATAAGGTAAATAACCTCTCATACCTTTTATAATATCTCTTACATTATCTATAACTTTTTTAGATGTGTCTATTACTGTATTAGTATCAAAAATATTAATATTACTAGCACCAGAATAAGGTGTTACTTGTGTTTGTGCTATAACAGAAGAATCATAAAAGCTTTGTAAATTTAAACTAGAAACTGCTAATCCTTTTCCATATCTTTCATTAGTTAAGTAATCTAATAAACACCAAGCTGGATTTGTAGAATAAGCTGGAGATTGTGCTTGCAAACTTGAATTATAAGCAACTACTTTTTTTCCTTTAATTTTAGCTTGTACTTGTGGTATTCCACCATAAACATCTTGATTCCATTTAAACCTTAAAGCTAAATAACAAACTCCTGATAATTTATGATTACTTCCCCATGAAGATAAAGTTGATAATAAACTAGAAGCTGATTGTCCATCAGTTCCAAAATGTGGCTCTATAAGTATTGTACTTTCTGCTGAACCATTTTCTTCATTAGGGTCAGCTTTAAAAAAATTAGAATCAGAACTTGCTACATTTCTTTGAGTATTATCAGATAAAGCACCATCAAATGTAACAACTTTATCATCTACTCTTATTTCTTCTATAGAGTTAATTTCACCCTCTGCTAAAACTAAAGCTATATATAAATATGTATTATCTGTTCCTGATGTTTCTATGAATACTCTTGTTCCACCTACTAATCTTTCTCCATAAACTACAGGAATATTTGCGTCATTAGATTGTTTATTAACTAAAATACCTTTCTCTGTTGCATCAAAATCATTAGTTCCATAGTCAGGAATATCAGGTTTTCTTGATTTAGAAAAAAGCCAACCTACTGCAAAAACACCTAAAGCAACCCAAGGGTTAAGATTTTTTACAAAATTAAAAACCCTTACTACTTTAACAACACTCTTTACAGCTTTTGTAATACTTTTAACTACTCCACCCATAACCAACTATCCTTTGTATTCTGTTTCATTATTTTTCTAATTTTGTTATTATTATCTAATCTAGCCCAATGAATAGTTTTATTTAATCCTAAAGTTCTAGCACTATTATTTTTAAGCCAACTCATTATTTGTCTAATATTTTTAGTAGCAATAAAATCAATATGAAGCATTATATCTCCACAGTTCCAATTTTCAATAATTCCTGTTTTTAAAAAATAATCTTCTACTTCTTGATTTACATATGCCCAATTAGTAAAGCCATATATTTTATTATCTTTGAATATCTTATATTGATTATTTTGAAAAGATTGCTCTATATGACAATATAATTCTTCATTAGTATTTTGACTATATCTATGAAATAATTTATAAAATTTTATAATCTCGTCCATTATTTTCTACCCCATTTAATATCAAGAACAGTTTGACTTGAAAAATTCATACCTACATCTGTACTAAAAAATCTTTGTTGTGAATTATTATTAGTCTTTCTACCTGATTTCTTTTCAAAATCTGCCCAATGAGAAACAACAGTTAATTGTAAAGCAGATTCAGTTTCGCTTTCACTTACTGCAAAAGTATCAATACTTCCCTCATATAATAAAATAGGGTCAGCAATAATAGTATTTGTAGAACTTAATAGACCTCTAAAAATAGTCACTTTATCATTAACTATATTTTCATTTAAAGCAGTAGATATAAAGGTTAAATCTGCACCAGATAGAGTTATATTTAAACTAGATTTTGTTATATCTGTTTCCTCTGTAAAAGAGGGTATAGAAACAAGAAAAGGAGAAGCAGTATAAGTTGTGCTAGAACCTGATATAGATGAAGTTAAATCAAAGCTATTATCAGTTAAATTTACAGGAGTTGAGAAATTAATAGTTAATAAATGAATAGGTGTTATTTCATTTGTTATTAATTCGTTTTTCAGGGCTGTTGTTAATACTCTCGTCATATTTCTCGTAAGTTGTTCTAATTAACTTTTCGCTTCGTTCTACCATAATAAAACTAAAACTTCCATCTGGAATAGTATTTTGTTTTAAATTGTTTTTTTCTGTATCTATTTCTGATTCTTCTACTACTTTTTCAGCAATAAAATCAGCAGTTACATAATGCCTTACTAAATATTTTGTCATGTATTATAGAGCTTCTTCTACATCTAACTCAAATTGATATAATAAGGCTCCATCATTTGCAGTTCCTATTGCACCGAATTCTTGAACACTATTTGTTAAATGAACAGTAAAAGGAATATTGTCATAAGTTACAACTGAATCGTTTGCTAGTGTACTTATTAAAGGGGGTTCAATAGTTAATGTTGAAGCATTACCAGAAGCTTGAACATCTTCAACGATCATATAGACTTTTGTATGTGAGGCAAATTTAATAAAATCTCCAGCTTTAAAGGCATTAGGATTATTATTTGCATGTCCATCTACTGCTATAGTTGTATCTCCTACTGCATGAGCACCATTAACTAAAACAGTACCAGATTCATTACCTCTAGCATCTTCAAGTTCTGGTGGTATTACAGTAAAGTTTTCTTTACCTGATCTTTGTTTAACAATAAAAGCCATAAGCTGACCATATACATCTGATCTAGTTCCTGTAATAATTCTCATAGTAAATCCCCATCTTTGACTATTAATAGTTCTTGCTAATTTTTTACCACTTATAGATTTAGAAATAATAGTATTTTGAATAGACCTTATTCCTAAAGTTTCAAATTTAGCTGAAGAGATTGGAAAAGCACCTGACATTAAATTAATTCTCCTCTACCTTTTTCTGCTAAAGCATTATTAATTATTGCAGTTATTGTTCCTCTATTTTCTTGTAATGCATCATCAAAACCTCTTGAATCTATTGTATTAATATTAAAATTAACATTTACACTCTCACCACCTGTACCTCTAGCTGATTGTGTTATTTGACCTGTAGAGTTAGGTACAAACATTTCTGGCCCATTCTCTCCTACTACAATAGGTTGTCCTTTTGAAACTGCTCCACCTTTAGCAAAAAATGGTATTCCACCTCCACCACTACCACCACTCATAGCCATAAGTAATGCTTGATACATTACTTGTTTTCTTTTTTCTTTTGTAATGTTCTTTTCCATATCTAATTTTTTAGTATCTTGCTTAAATATTTTTTCTATTAAAAATTTTTCTATTGTAAGCAACATTATTCTTTCGATCATCTTTGCTAAAATATCTACCAATAATCCTTGTGCAAGTTCTTTAAAAGACATATTTAAAGATTTACCTAATACTACTGCTTCTGCTATTGATCTTGAAATTTTACTTGTAAAAGAATTAATTGTACTAACTATTTCTGAAGATAAAGAAAATTCTGCATTTTGTTCTTTTATTTTTTCTAGTACTTGTCCTTGAACATCATTTTGTTCTTTAAATTTTTTTACACCCTCTGATTCTAATTCATGAAATTTTAATCTTTTTTTATTACTTTCTTCTAATAAAAAGTTTTGTAGTTTTAACTCTTTTTCTTTAGCTTTAGCAATAGCTTCTTCTACTTTAGCAATATCTACTACTGATTTTTTTGTTCTTATCATTGTTTTATGTATATCTCTTATTGAGGGTAATACATTTTTTACACTATCTGTAAAATCATCAAAACTTTTAGAGGTTTCTTCAAATAGTTTATCAATTCCTTTAAATGCTACATAAACTGCACCACCTTTTGCTATAAGAGCAAGAAGTCCTTTAAGACCTTTGACTGTCATAATGCTAGCAAGACTAAATTTTAACATCTGTTTTGCTGCAAATTGTATAGCACCACCTAATGCTAAAAATAATTTTACTACTTTAATAGCAATTAATAATTTAAATACTGCTAAAATTTTATCCATGTTATCTTTTAAAATAATTACAAAATCTGCAACTTTCTTAACTGCAAAAGCTAAAGACATTCCTATGTCTTCTGCTATACGATCTATTTGTTTTGAATTTTCTTCTAAAAATTTATCTAATGCTCCAAATTCTTTTTTTAAACCTTCAAATAAACCAGCTTCTAATATAGTTTTTTTAAAATTAAATATTTTATCCCCTATCATTGATAAAGTTCCTTGAAAAGTTTCTGCTAATTCATCAGTTGCTTTTCCAAATCTTCCACTTTTGCCAAATACTTTTTCAAATGCTAATACTGTTTCCTCAATAGATACTGTTGCACCAGCTTTAAAGCCAAGCATATTTCTAACACCTTTTTCTCTAAATAAATCTGCCGCACCTATACCAGCACTAAATGATCTTTGAATTTGTTCAGCAGTAGTTCTAAAATCTAATCCTGTTACTGCCGCAACATTTCCTGTTATCTCTAACATTTCTTGTAAATCTTCTGCATTATCTGTAACAGTTGCTAAAATACCTGAACCAGCTTGTATTTCTTGAAGTGAAAAAGGAACTTTAGATGCAAATTTAACCATATTGTCAAATGCTTTTGCACCCTCGTTTGTATCTTTAAGTAAAAATTTTAATCTAACTTGTAGATTTTCTAATTCTTTTCCTGTGCTAACTAAATTTCTAATAACTAATCCAGCACCTAAACCTATAAAAGCATTTCTTAAATTAAATACAGAATTTTTTAATCTTGATAATGAGCCTTGAACAGAATTTAAAGCCTGTTTAGATTTATCTCTTGCTACTACATCTATATTAAGTCTTTGATTTGCCATTATTTATAATTCCTTGCTTCTGCTAATGCTTGCTTTGTTTTATACCCATCTTGTTCTTTTTTCAAGTAAGCTAACCATAAATTATAATGACTAACAGGCATGTCTAAAACTTGTTGAATTGTAATGTGTAATCTATCTGCTACTACTAAAAGCGACCTTATTTCAGGGTCGCTATCTACTTTTTTTCGGCTTCCTCGTGATTTGTATCTAAAAGAATTTGATTAGCAATACTAGATATAATATTAGTATCTGCTTTTTTTCTTAAAGCAAATTTATCTTCTGGGCTAAAAGCTTTTATCATTTCGCCTTTATCATTTTTAATTTGCAATTTCATTATTAGCAAATCAACAAGAATAGTTAAATCTTGAAAGTTATTAGACTTTTTAAAGATAATGTTTTTTTCTTCAAGGGTTAATGGCTCTGAATAGAATATACTATCATTACCATGCTCATCTTTCCATTCTTTAACTTCAATAGTTATAGTTTTAAGAGTTTCAAAATGAGATTTAACTCGATCTATTACTGACATAAATTAGGATTATACAGTTGCTCTAGTTAATGCTCCTGTACCTTGAAAAGTAACAGTTCTTGAAATAATTGCGTCCATTGAGTTATTAACTGACATTCCTGTAACAATTCCTGTTCCTGTAAA